TTTTGATTTATACGGGAAAATTGTTAAAATGTTTACTTCGGCAGTCGGCAGATAAGTTCATAATCTTTACCCAGTTCTGCGATCTTTGCTTTGTACCGCTTCAATGTAGGAGGGTAGATTGTTAACCTCAGTGCCGGGACATGAATAGAATAACATTTCGACACGTCCGGCGATTTGCGCAACTTGTGGATCTGCTCGTTCATCAATTTTCGCCTCATGAATGTTGAGGCCTGTGCTGGTATTGGATCAGGATGATTACCCATCTTTTGTAAATATTATTCTGTCTTTCTCCACTTCGTAAATATAATTCTCATTATCCCGGAACTTAACTATTCCCTTGCTCACGGATAGAATTGTTCCGTGTCCTTTGTGCTTTCCCTGGTAGCCGTTTTTCTTTACCAGGATCTCGGCGTAACCATAGTCACCTTTTTTCATCGAGCCAGCTAAATATGATCAAAATAAACAGTATCAATAAGATAACTGCGATAGGCCAAACGAGTACGATTAGGTCTTTCATTTTATTAATTCATAACAAGTAACGTGTTTCTGTTTTCCTGCACTGGTTATCTCAACTGTCTGCGCCTTAATGTTCATTCCCTCTCTGCGAAGGTCATAGATACGAGCCGAGAGCCGGAAGCACCCGAATTGATAGAGCGCATCCAGAGGAGTGATCTTGCGACCTGCTTTCAGGTGCTCGGCAATAAGTTTGTTTTGTGATTCTTTTGTCATGGTTTTTGTATATTAATTATTTAACTGTAGATAATATTTTTTCCAATGCCCAATATTCGGGATTAACAAACCCGTTAATTATAATTCCTATCGAAAAGAAAGCGACAATAGTTAGTATTACCCATACAAAAGCCAATACGCCCATAGGCACATAAAGAATATCATTATCTTCGTAATAGCTAATCTTACTGTACTCATCATCACCTCTTTCCAGACTTAAATATTTATGCACTTTATAAAGAATAAATCCGCTAACTATCATAAATATCAGATAGATTAGATTTGTGATTGCACTGATAGCCGCCTGCTTGACTAAAACAGACCAAAGATATTCAGTAGTGGTTCCAAGTTTGTGAGCTAATTGCTCAATCAGTTGTGTGGTTTGATCGTTCATGACATTTGTTTTTAGTGAATTTAAATTAATTTATATTTGTAATGTGAAATACCTGATCTTTATAGCTATCATCCTTATTTTCTCCTGCGAGCCACAGGAACGGTGCATGACCTGCACGACTGTTGAATACATTTACGGCGAGCCTGTCGATAGCGTGTCCGGGGTGTATTGCGGTGACGACCTGCGGATAGACGGGCGCATTGTCGAGGTGCGGAAGAGCTTGTATTATGTTACGACTTGTCATTGATTTCTTTTTTCAACTCGTGAATCTTCTTTCTTAGTAATCTCTCTACCGCAGTAGTCGGAATTTTATAAGCTTGTTTGCTTAATTCTTCATTTAACTCCTGATAAGCCTCGACAAGCTCTTTGTATTTTTCAATCCTGTCAAAACTTGCCTTTATTATCTCATCCCGTATTTCGCATTGCTCGTCAGTGTATTCTTGCATGGCTTCAATAATTTTTTCAATAGTAATTCCATATTTTAATTGTTTACCATGTCCATAACCTATATCCGTTATACAGTTATTTTTTTCGAGTATTTCTTCTTTGCTTTTCATTTCACGTTTCTTTTGATTAAATATTCGTCAATCCACTTTTCAGCAGATGCGTAATCGTTTTGATGATATAATTCGTATTTCATTAATTCATCTTTTAATACATCACTCGGTACATCAAGAGGCAGTGCCATAATCTCATCGGCAAACTTATCGCACCAATCATCCATCTTTATAATATCCTTCCTCGATTTGATAGGCAAAGGATAATACCTTGCTGCTATATCAGCGATCTGTTCTTTTTTCATTGGTTGTCCTCCTTAATTTCTGTTGTTGCACCTGTTGAAGATATCATTGGTGGCAGGCAATGGCATTGCGTGACAAACGGTGAATGGACTGTGCCACATCGGGGACAAATCCATCCTGTTAGTGGAGTAATTTTCCAATGATACTCCTGTTCGTTTTCCTGACGGCATGACAGACAGATTAATCTTGTATCTCCTGTTGTTAATTCATTTCCACATTTAAAACATCTCATTTCTTATCCTCCTGTTTAAAATCTTATCCCCAAATCCATTGCTGATTCATTCTTCAGCGGATCGTACCGAAACCCGATAGCCCATCTCCCCGCCAAAGCACCCACCACAAGCTCGAAGCTCACAGGAAACATTGTACGGGCAGGCATATCCATTATGATAACATTACCCTCTCCCGTCCGGCTGAAGCAAGCTCCCACACCCCAGATGAAATAATCAACCTTGTATTGTTTCTCGTATCTCAAAGCCCCGACAACCGCCCTGACATGGTGCGGTATTTCATAGCCTCGTCCGAAGCGGTAATTGCCGTGTGCCAGCGAGGTATAAGCCCCGTATTTATCGGAAAGCTGCTTGTCATACCGCAGTCCCAGTCCCATGTCAATAGGCTGAAGAGTGCCGTAAAGGGTGTTTGTTTTGAACTGTGCCATGCAGACGGACGGCAGGAATAGTAGGAGGAGAAGGAGGGTTTTCATGGTTTTATTGTTCATGTGGATCGATTCCCGGATTCATCTGTATATACTGGTCAATGGAAATTGACTTGTCCTCACCGAATACCTCAACAGTAATCTTAATCTTCTTAGATAATCTGCATTCTATTTCGGCAGGATCACGAGGTTTTGTCTCGTAAGTATGAGACCATACTGCACCATCAATCCAATTCATTACAACAGACATATCCTCGTCTTCCTGAAATGTTTTTTGTACTTTCATCTCATTTAATTTTTAACAGTTACTTTCTTTGCCCTCCACAGCTTCTTAGGTCTGTCGAAAAATATCCCGAATTGTGCAATGATGCACCCACAGTCACGACAGATGACGGTGCTGTCATAGTACATCTTGCGGCTTTTCAGTGGGTGGATGCAGGGTTTCATATCGACAAAATTAAAAGTCCAATTATTGCAAAAAGCATCACCATTGCAGCGGCTATCGACAGCCAGAAAGCTGCGGTGTTGCCTTTAGGATATTCGTTAATTATGCTCATATCATTGCCTCCCAAAACGTTTTGTACTTCTGGCTGAAGTCTGTAAACAACTTCTTGCGAAAATGATCATCGGTCTTGTAGCGTGCCAGCTCGTCGAACTTACTTACAAGGAACTCGAAGTTTTCCTGTGTCACCGGCTTGCGGTGAATGAAGCTCCGAAGGTAGATCATCTGGTTAGCGTAATACTGCTCAGAGCGTTTTTTATTGACCAGGTAGTTCAATAACATACCAAGTGCGACAATTCCACCGATAACGGCGAATACAATTTGAATGGTTTTCATGTGTCGAATCTTTTAAGTTTAACTGATATTCTATTGTCTAATATTGCCACCCTGCCCCGGAACTCCCGGTCAGTCTCTTTCAGGTCGCATATAACTCTCCGGGCGTGAATGACCGTTGCATGATCCTTGCGGAGTATCTCCCCGATCTTTGCAATAGTCCATTTGGTATGCTTCAGCACCATGTAAAAGAACAACTGTCGAGCCACAACAAACTCCCTGCCCCGGTACTTTGTTTCGTGGAACGGATCAATACCCGTCGCCCCCTGCACCTGATCGGCTATCATCTGTATGACATCCTCCTGGATAGGTATTACCGTGCTCTTGCATTTCATCTTTAATACCTGCCAGTTATGCCTCGGAATAAACCCGTGAGGCGCAAGCACGTCCGTCGCTGGTGTTTTTGTAATATCTATCATATCATGTCATAAGTTACGTATCCGTTTCGCTTAATTAATTCCGCAATAGTTTTTAGAGGTACTCTATCCCATTCATCCATTGTCATTATCCCGGTGCGTACCCATTCTATTTTCTTGATGATAGCCGATCCGACCGGGTATTTATTCAGGTCAAAAGTTACTTCCGCTTCACGTTGCGTCAATCGCTCATGCCTCAAATTACGCTCATATTCAATAGTCATCTCGGTAAACCAACGGTAAACAGTTTGCGGAACCAGACGGCCCGGTCCGTATTTACCAAGTGAACCCCGGACAATAGCGGACCCGATAGAATAAACCGGAAGGATGCCAAAATCCCGGAACGCAAATTCAAGTATTGAATCCCGTGTAGCGTCAGGTGCATCATAACATTCTTTTCCCATATTGATAGCAGCCTTGTCAAGAAACAACTTTAAAAGTACAGCAACGTCCCCCGACGGCACTGATTTAACCTGACACATTGAATATTTTTGATACGTTGCATTGTCCTCAATTTTAAGAGGCCCCTGTTTTTTAACTGTGTATTCTTCCATTATTCCTCAGTATTAATATATTCTTCCCAACATCTGTTATTAATCCACGTCTGCATATTTTTCCACGGAGGTGTAAATCGCTTATAATCCTTCCTTACCTGACGTGCCTCAATCTGATAATTTAACCTCTCTGATAGTAATGGTAAGACTTCCTTCCAGTCCTTATACTTTTTAATGAAGTTAGCAAACTCAATCTCATTGCCTCTTTTTGTACCCGGATAGCTTTTGCGAAAAATGTCAAAAACCTCTTTTTCTTCTTTACCTATACCATTACCATTACCTTTACCTATACCTTGTTCCTGACTTTCAGGAACGTTTTGTATAACATTTACATAACTTTTATCTAAATTTAAGGTAAAATCATCATTTATAAGTCCGTATTTTTCAAGTATTTGCCGTGCCTGTACAACTATAAACTTTTGTGATGTCAGATCCTTATACTGCCATTCGATAAATTTTGGCATGAAATATTTACATGAACCATTTATAGGAATCAGATAACCATTAGGTAAAAAATCGATACTCCCTATTTTCTTGCCAATCCAAAACTCAATGTCTTCCATGTCTAATTCAATAACTCCTCCGTTATCACATTTAAGCATAAGGTATATAAGAAACACCTTTCTTTCAGGAGGTAATTTTCTTATCCATTTCTGATCTAAGAATCCAGTATCTATAAATCGCTTAGACATGGTAAAAAATTAAGCCTCCACCGGACAATAAAAAAGCACTCGAAAACCCAGAGCGACCTGTATAGTTTTGTTGTGCTAATTTATGCCGGTGAAGGCAGTATGTTAAAGAATTGAGTTCTGTTTTCATTTGTCGCTCTGTTTGATAATACAATACAAATATAAACATTATTTTAATATTCCAAATTATTTAACAACCATTTTTGATAATGAATTTGAGACAGCGATTTAAGAATTTCCTCATAAGGAGTTTTATTCTCGACTTTGAAGTTCATTACTGTAAATTCCGGTACACTTACCACTGCAAAACAGTCACTCGGTTCTCCCATTCCATAGCCTATTAATTGGAGTTTATTTTCAAAGTAAATTCCTTTGGAGTTGTTCTTAAAGTCCATAATATAAGTCTTGCCGTTCCATGCTACCTTAATATCGTATTGGCCGATAAACCAGTCGGTTTCTATCTTGCATTCCAGGCCGAGTATCTGCTTGTCTGCGATAAATACCTTAAACTTTGCCTGATCTTCACTGCGAGTGAACGGATCTCCATTCCTGATAAACATCTCGATTTGCCGATGTATAGAAGATCCGCTATTTAGCCATTTCGAGCGTTCTTTTTTTATGTCAATACCTTTCAATCCCTGTTGATTGGCCCAGTTTAATAGTGCTGGTTTATCCAGCAGAGAGATCAGTTGTGTTACTGATGGCTTTTTGTAGTTATTCGTCTCCATTGTCACCTATTTCTAAATCCTTACGTACCTCTGAAAATTCTCTACCTGCAAAAAGTGCAGCTATCCCGGTTATCTGTTTCAGTCTTAAAAGCTCATCCTTATCCATTCCGATATGCCTCAGTATCCAGCCGTCAGACATTCCGGCCTCAACAAGGTCAGTCACGATATTTGACATAAGTTCAATATTGTGTGAACCCCTGGCCCGGTTGTGTCGAATGGTAGATGCCATACGATTTGAAATATCCTTATCAATGACCACTACCGGAAGCATTTCCTTCTCCCGTTTCCTAATCCGGTCGCTGGTCATCAAAACTGTATATCGGTGATAGCCGTCAACAATTTCGTAAACATCTTCGTTTTTCAGGTAATAGCAAACGCATGGCATTGTAAACCCATCCTCCCAGATTGAAAGCTCCAACAGTTTCATTTCTGGTGGAGCGACTGCATTGGGATTATAGGCATTAGCTCTTATTTTGCTAATATGAACCTTGGTTGTGTTATAAACCGGACTTTGATAATCCTGCTGGATTTCCGTTTGTGGTTCTTCAAATAATGTTAGTTGCTTCATAGTAGTATTATTGGTCGTTTATGGTTTTTCTTTAAATGACTGTCGCCGTAACCAAGTATTTTACCTTCGGGGATGACGTATTCCTTTCTTGTTTCCGGCCTGCGTGAATCGTCAAGTGCCATCTCGATAATCAAGTTATCGGTAAATTCTTTCAGTCTCTCAATCCACTCCCTGACTGATCCTGGAACATGATGCAAAACAGACAGGGCAAGTATTAAATCAAAGTGACAAAACTGCTTTAGTATGTCAAGATCAGAGAGACTTATTTTTCTGTTCATATATATTAGCTTCGTAGTTTTATTAAGGCTGATTATTTTTGCTCGCTGATCGAACTGATGAAATTCAAAAGCTATAACATAGCAGTCAAAATCCTCAATCAATCTCAATCCGAAGTATGCCATATTTGCACCAATGTCGCAAACGGTAAACGGCTGGTTCAGCGTGGCGCAAAATTGCCTGATTATCTCATACCTTTCGGCGCATTCTCTTTTGCCCGATTCGGCCAGTTGTCCATTAATCCACGTGTCCTGATATTTCATAATATTTTATAGGCTTTTTGTAATGCTCTTTTCTTTAATAAGTTTTGATCCTTGGTTCTTGAAACGCTCATATAGGTAAGTGCAAAATCATTTTTCATTATCGTAATACACACTTTTTTCCAGCTTGGACAGATGCGAAAATTAGGTATTTTGGTGTCCTCCGGGATGCCTGATTTGATTTTGACAATCTCATAAACGTCCGGCTTTGTGCAGAGCTTTGATATTTCGTGAGTGTTTTCAACTTCTATTCCTTCGTCTTTCATCGCTTGTATAACTCTCGGATTGCGTCCGTAACCTTGATTTTCCCATGAGTTCATTATCCGGTCAAGATGGTAAAGTAACTTTTTTTTTGTGTTTCCCGGTAACGTGCCAATTAAAAAATCAGCGTATTGTTTCCATGTAAAATGATCTGGTTTGGTTATGTTTTTCCATCCCATTGCCGAAGTGCCTCCGTATATCCCACCAAAATTACAACCATTCACCCTTCCGACCATTTTGCCCCAACTGTGCGGATCAATCACTCGGTAAAGTTTTAAATTATCCTGCCCGGACTGATGAAACGGGCTTGCAGTTCGCATCTGGTCAAAATTCAATCCGGCCTGATAATACAGGTCATAAAGCTTATTGTAGTCGTATCCGAATTTTGCGTTGCAAATCCAAATATCATCTGTTTTCCAATCGTAAATCGGATAAAAATTATATGTATTCTCATTAACCCGTGTTGAATACTTTAATCCCTTGTGCATGAATTTGCGGTGCTGGCTGGTAAATATCGATCTCCGGGTCAGTGATTCATCTGCCCGTATTCCGATCAATACGGCGGTTTTCCCGTGCGTCTTTGAATACCATTCCGCAAATTGTATTCTTGCATCAAATCCCTTAGTTCCTATTGCGAACGGATAGGGACAATTTTCAAGATTAACCACATAAGGATAATCAGGCATTTTTCGTACCCATATATCTTTTTGATCAGGATGCCAGGGAGTCCAGCGAGTTTCATACATTGATACCGAACAGGCTGCCGAGATCGGAAGGCAGAGCCAATATTTATTCTTAACGTCGATTGACTTGAACATCCGGTCAGCGTATTCATGCGTGTACTTGTAATTCGCTTCATAGTCCTCGTAGTAAAAAGCCAGCTTGTGAAGCATATTGTTTTCTTTAGCATAATCGTAGGCCATATTCAACATCACTCCGCTATCCTTTCCGCATGAGAAAGCGACCAGCACATTATCAAAATCCCGGAATATTATTTTTAGTCTTTGCAATGAGGCAGTATAAACATCCATTAGAATAGCTTTAATTGTTTTGGGTAAATCTCTCGTTCTTCAATTTCTTTGCGTTTTATAATTTTGTAGATCATACAAGGAACCCGTGTAAATCCAAGTGATTCCAGCGTAATGTCATTTTTCATAATTGCAATGCAAATTCTTTTATATGAAGGCACTTGGTCGAATATTTCTCTCGGGGCTTCATCAGGAATCCCCCCAGAGTAACATCTGTTCTGCCATGTCAGAATGTATAATTCTATTTTTTCTTTCATATTCTGCACACCATTTATCTATTGTTTGCTGGGCCACTTTGTCGGCCAAATACCTTTGCATATCAGTCAACTCATGCCATGCCTGACGGGTAATATACTCCGGGCAATTTATTGCAAGCTGGCAGGCGCAATGACCTAAAAAAGCCCTGCGATTAACGCTCATATTAGTCAGTGTATTCAGCATTGTATGAGGCCATTTGTAAACTACTTCCTTCATTGCATTTCCGTACTTGACATGATCTCCGGTAAATTCTATTGCTTTTTGTAGCATTGTCGGTTCCTGGTCTTTTGGCAGTTTTTGCCACATACCATTTAGATAATCCTCCCATTCCCAATATGGGATATAAACCTGTTTCAATCCAGTAGGTAATTAAGCGTTCTTAACTGTGATTTCAGGTTATCCATTCCCATTTGTGAGAGATACGCTGCGTAAGTATCTTTGTAAGTAGATAAGCACCTTCCGACCTTCCATGCGTCAAAATTACTCTCAATGGATTTCATCTTCTTTAGCGTTTCGTCCTTTTGTTGCTGGATGAACTCCAGGCGTGGATCAGATTCCAGGTAAAGTTTACACTGTCTCAAAAAAGCAACTTTACTTGAAATTCGCAGTCTCTTTTTGTACTCTTCTTTCTCCGCACTCTTTACAAGTTCGGCAATTTCCAAATCAATTTCTTTAATGGTTTTCATTTTAAAAATGGTTTTCGTACTCCTTGCAAAAAATTATTGTGAATGTATTGGAACTCGTCTTTGCTGACGTATTTCTTTGATCCGTGCGCCCGGACGTGGCATTTCTGCTGACATAAACACATCAGGTTTTTAATTACATCCCTGCCCGGCCCCCGCCCGTGAATATGGTGGATGTTAAGCCCGTTGTTAATCGGTAACTCTCTCATACACCCCTCGCAGAACCAGGTGTCTGTCTCTCCAATATCGAAGTGATTCAGGTATATTTTCACGTGCTTCTCCATAATTACCCCCATTGTAAACTCATGGCTTCCGCAATTCCCTGGTAGGTCCGTGACCTTAATTTTGACCGATCCGGTCCCGGTGACATTTTCCATATCCTGCCTTCCCTTCCGTCAACAATATTTGTTGGCTTTAATAATGGCAAACCCTTCAGCCACAAACAGGTTGCCTTCGTTTCTCCGTGTCCAAACATCCAGGGCTGTATTATCTGATCGTATTTCCCTATTAAATCAACAGCGTACTTATGCGGTATCGGGTTTTCTGTTGCAACCTTTCGAGAATTAAATTCATGCCTGAGATTAAAAAATTCAGCAGCCTCCTCCATCTCCTTCCATAAATCTCTTTCATGCAACCATCTCACTCCTGAGTTTGCCAGTCGGGTACACGGCGGATGAAATATCACTAAATCAAAATATTCCTTTAATAGCTCTCTAACATCACATTGTATATGCCATTTAGGATGTAATCCAGAAGTGGGGAGCAAATCACAGCTGTATGCCTCGTGTCCCCTTTTTCGGAACTCGGTACAGATAATTAAACTTTCTTCACCGGCTATCAATGCTTTCATCAGAATAAATGATCTATCAGTTTTTCATAAGCCCAGTCCGGGTCAATAGACTGAAGCTGCTCGTCGGTCATCGGCTCACCATCGTAATCGGCAGAGCAGATAAACGCATCGCACAGATCAGGTATATCCCTTAAGTCAATTCCCTCGAATTGGATGTTGTCTATTTTGGTGTGATCTAATTCCATAGCTTAAATTTTGTCAGCGTAATATTTATAAAACTCTTCCCAGCGTAAATCTTCAGGATCAGGCAAAGAGATTGCAAGTTCAGTCGATGCAAATATTTGTATTTTGTCAAGATAGACTTTAAACTGACCAGTGTCCAAATCCTTTGTCGTCCACTTCTCATGCCTCTCATTAAAGATAACAATAGTCTCGGGTAAAAGATATTTGAATTTAAAATACTCATGTAGATCATCCCGGTCATTGCCGGTTTCATTCTCAATGCAAGTAAGCCAAAGCCAGTAAAGCCCGTTCTGCGATATTGTCCTGCGCAGCTTTTTTTGAGTGACCTCGACGGAATAGGTTTTAGTAATATCAAGTCTTTTGATATATGCTATTACCATATCCCGGTCGAGTTCAGTCAGTAGTTTGCGTTTCATCAGAACGGAGCTTGATCTTCTGGTATATTATCATAATCAGCCACATTACCCGGAAGCTCGCTAATATCACTCATTGCCCCGACCTGCTTCTTGCCCTGCCATTCGTCTTTAGCCTGTGGTTTTTCCTCCTGCTTCGATCCGGTGAAGTGTAGTCCGTTACCTATTATTTCGGTAACATAAACAGTTATCCCGTCTTTATTCTCATAGCTCCGGTAATTGATCTCACCCTCAATAATAACTGAATTTCCCTTTTTAAGGTACTTTTCAGCCGTTTCTGCGAGCTTTCCCCATAAAACTATATTGTGCCATTGTGTTTCGGTAATCTTCTCTCCTGACGCATTAGAATACGTCCTATTGGTAGCCAGCGAGAACTTTACCACTTTCTTTCCTGATTGTAGGTTTGTAACCTTGGGATCACCGCCCAGGTTTCCGTATCCGATCCATTTATTCATAGTTAAATATTTTTTTATCTGTTATTAATTCTTTATACATTTCCAGAAACTCAATAAGCTGTTCGGTAATTAACCTGAGTTTAGGAATATCCCTATCGGGATTATAGCGATAATATTCTTTAAAGGTCGATATTTGTTTTCCTGAAAATACAGCAATGTTATATTCAAATTCACTTACTTTATTACCTTGTTCATTCAGGCAATATGGATAAATGATATGCTGCCAATTATTACGGAATTTACCAGCCTTGTATCTTCCTGTTGTCTTAATGTCGTGTATTGATTCAGGCATTAACTCATCGACGTATCCATATAAAAGAACATCACCATATTTTGTAGGTAATATTGCCTCGGTATAAACCTGACTAATAGCACCAGTAAAATAATCGGCAAACTCACGAACCAATGTTATCGGAAATATAAATATACGTTTATTATAGTTGGCTGTGATTATCCCGGATTTTTTATCGCTTCTCAATTCCATTTTTTCAGATTTCCGGTTATTAATAAGACAGTCAACAGCCTCATTAAAAGAAGTACCCCTATCAGCGGCCTCGGAATCTTCCCATTTCATCGGAACTCTGTTAATACGATCAATCAAAGACTGAAATTGTTCTTTCTCAAATTGTTCCTCGGTCTTTGGTGGATCTTCTGAATAACCCCAATAATCCTGATAGATTTCAGAGCTGGATAACCAGCCCTGAAACGCATCTATCAGTGTGGCATAAAATTGATATTTAAGCCCTTTCATATCTTCTTTCTTTATTCAGCTTAATATTCAGCGATTTGGCCTTATCTCCAAGTAATTTACCTGATACCGCTTTTGAGTTACCGATATGATCGAATAAATCAATCCGATCAATAAAGTCATTTGCTGAAATCTCGTCTGTAATAAGTTCGATCTGTTCTTTGATCTCTTTAATAACAGTGTCGTATTTTCCAGCTGCTTCTTTTCTCGCTTCGAGATTTGCTACATACGGGCGTATAACACTATCGGTCAAGAATGTATTTTTTAATCCATTCCCTGAATTATCTACAACGAGAGGAAGCTCGACAAGACCTGGAAGATTACAGGTATTCTTACCATCATTTCTATCCGAAGGATCAAAAGTTATCATTCTCTTTTTACCGACCGCTTCAAGATAGCCGACAAGATCCAGGTCGGTAACCAGATCATCATAAGAACTACCACCAAACAGGGGGACATAACGGTAATCCTCATTGATCTTCTGTGTGTCCCTGTGAGCAACAAAGATCAGGTGTTTATTCATTATCATTATCTGACGGCAGAACTGACGAAACATTCCTTTACGCTCGCCAAATCCCTGAAGTGTTAAAGCTCCGTTTGATTTACCCATCTTTGAGTTCTTGCGAATAATATATTCACTCATATAATCCAGCATCTTGCTGCCGGTATCAATTATCAGACTTTCAAATTCCGATAGGTTTTCTTTAAGTACATTCTCACAATCTTCCCATGAGGTTATTTGAACCGTCGGGCATTGGTGGAAATAATTTACCCGATGAACACCGCCATCAAAGTCAAGCATTAATGGTTTTGGTGCTGAAAGTGAAAGCGTACTTTTACCTGTTCCTGCCTGTCCGTAGATCAAGGCTTTAATTTTTGTCTGAATACTAAGCTCAGACGGTTTTCTAATTAATGTCATAATTTGTGGTTTTTGTGGTTTTATTTATCAATATTCTTCAATGTCTATAATTTATTAGCGTTTTCCCGGATGTAATTAGCCACCTTAACGAGTAATGTATTTGAATTTGCGGCAATACTGGCAGCCTCAGTACTTTTCACTTCAGGTCTCGGTAGGTCATTGATCGCTTGCATGAAGTTAAGCAATTTTTCTTTATCCGGTGCCAATTTTGCTTTCTTTTCGGCCTCTTTCTGTCGTTTAACTTCTGCCTCTTTAGCCTTTATTTCAGCATCTTTTTTTTCCTGAATCTCCCATGCCAGACGATCTTTTTCTTTGCGTTCAGCTTCGACTTTTGCCAATAATTCAGCACGTTCTTTGTCGGCCTTTGCTTTTTGATCAGCAAGAATCTGAGCCTGCTTTTTGCGTTCAATCTCAGCCAGACGATCTTTTTCTTCCTGCTCTGCCTTAACTCTCTGTCTTTCGGCCTCGATCTCCCTTTCTCTTTTATCAGCCTCTTCTTTTAACCGAATGTTTTCAAGTCGCTGTATCTCCCTTTCTTCTGCATCTTTTTTCTCTTTTGCTACCCTCTCTTCCTCGGCTTTCTTTTCTGCCTCAACTCTTGCATCATACGTAGTTTTTAGACCCAGAAACAAGTCATTAAATTCCTTTTCAGACATAATGCCGAGCGGGTAAATATCCGTGCTTTCAACATACATACAAATCTTTTCAGCTCGCTCAATTCTTAATGCGGCCTGACGTTTTTTCTCTGCAAGTTCACGGGCTTTTTCGACATTAAAAAATACTTCTTCCGTCACTTTACAGGATGCAGCAATAAGATTATAAGACGCTTGTTCCAGGTTGCCCCGAAGCAGATACATCCGTTTCCTTTCGTCTTTAACTTTTTCGGCAGTGGTGCGGATTTTAACAACTGTCAGCCGGAGTTCCCTTGCAATAGTTTCATCAAGTTCGCCCGGATTTTGAAAGTTTATCTTATCGGACTGAGCCTGTGCCTCTGCAAGCTGTACTACAAATGGTAAATAAGATTTTTTAATCTCATCGGCCTCCTGAATCTGAAGCCCTGAATCTTTTACTACTTCGTCGAGTTTGGTGGTTTCAATTTTTACAATAGCTGTTTCCATTTTTTTGTGGTTTTAATTATTTATCAATGTTTTTCAATGCTGTTATCATGTCATCGGCTGTCTGCTTCATCTCAATTATCCGGTCGTTCAGGTCGATATTCACAGACTTGACCTTAAACTTGTTGTAATTAGTGTTAGCGAATAATACCCGACTCATCCCGTCGGCCTCGGCTTTGGCCAGTAGCTCGCCCTCGTCGTAGTCATCTGCTTCAATTTCTACGAAAGTCTCAAAAAGGATTTTGTACTTCATGATTTTATAGTTTAGCTGCAAATTCATCATCGTATCCCTTGTAAAAACACCAACGGCAAGCCCGGTGAGTAGGCTGTATCCGCTTTTTTGGATTGACCGCAAACGTGTCACGGCTTCCGCAATTCGGACATTTAAACTCGACCTCTCGGCTGTCGTAGTTGTCCTTTGGCTGGTGAATAATTAGTGTGTGGATCATCGTACTTCTTGTTCATAGACCAGTTCAAGAATTTCGTCTGCAACCTCATCTCCGTACACTCTTTCAAGATAATCTGCAATATCAATAGCGCGATCAATAAAACATTGATTTGCATTGATATTTTTAATTGCTCTTTCGGCTTCATTGTATAGCCTTGTTGCTTGTGCTGTTGTCATCTCGTTTAATTTATCTGGTTTGCCCAACTGAACATCTTCTCTCTCTCAATTGTCCTGATCCGTTGCTCTGCGTTACGGCTGAACCGGAACAACACCGGAAATTCATCAAAAAGTACGACATTCGCACTCTTTATTGCATTGACCTCGGTCATGTTTTTAGCACCCATTAGGTCAATTGCTACATCAATAATAAATCTTCGTTTCATGGTTTTCATAATTTCATTAGCGGTTATTTAAAAACTCCTCACTCAAGGGATTCCAAATACTTAGAAGTTTATAAAAATGAGGCTTCATAAACTCTATAATTTGCGGAACATCCTTTTCATCCACGTAATCAATTTGGATAGGCATATAGATTCCTTTGCGTTGAGCAATAATTACTACTTGCATATAATACCTGCCAGCTTTTTCACGTTGAGTAATATCCCACCGATAAACTAAATTCATATCAATATCAGCATCATTAAATTCTTCATAAAAATCTGCCCACGTGGGATAATGCCCGGTTGCTTCATTGCTGTAATAATTACTACCACTTGCGTAATAATCATGGTCAATTGCTAAATCTTTTAAGTTCATCTCTTTATTATTTGTGATGCGGTTAAATTGAATCTCTCCATTAAGTACATAAGCAACTCGAAATCTATTGACTTTGCTTTATTGCTCTGATGATATTGCATCATATTATAGGCTGAAAGCTTATTCTTAAATATCCCTTTCTTTGCCATCTCTTTTGCTAACTGCCATTGAGTAAGGTTCTCTCCGGAGCTTTCTATTATTTCTTTAAAATCTATCTTCATAACTGTCAATTAACAACTCAAATTTAGCGTGTATAGAAATATAATATAATGACTTTTGTCATGTATTTATATG